GCCCGCGGGTGCTGCGGTGCAGCGCGGTGGTCATCGCCTGGAGCCGCTCCATGGTGATGTCGGCGCTGTCCTTGGCGAGGACGCCGGTGATCGGGTCGGGCGGGGTGTTCGCCGGCAGGGCGTGCCACCGTTCATGGACCACTTCAGCTTCGTCAGGGTGAAGTCGGCCATGGCGAACGCGATGGACGAGGAGCGGTCCGTGGTGACGTACTTGATCGGGTCGAAGAACTCGGCTACGTTCACGGCCTCGGTCTTCACCGACGCCTTGAACTTGGAGCCGTCCTCGGTCGCGCCGACGGACACCCAGGCCACCGGCCAAGTGTCGGTGAACTTCGAGCCGGCGACGGTGTTCACGGGCTCAGCGGTCCCGGCAGGGGCGTAGAACAGGTAGCCCGGGTCGCTCAGGATGTTGGGGGTCGCGGTGGTGGGCATCGGTCAGCTCCTCTTCTCGACGAGGCCCTGGTCGGCGTAGCCGTGGGCCTTCACGTTGGACACAGGAACGGGGTCGCCGACGTTGTACGCCCGCACGCCGCTATGGTCGATGGCCGCAGTGGCGACGTAGGTGCCCCACTCGTCCTCTTGCGCAGCCCGGTACTCCTCGGTCGCGTCGCTCTCGACCTCATCGCTCTGAGGAGCGTCAGCCGCTCTGGTCTTACTGGTAGCCACTGTCGGCCCCTTTCGTGTTGTCATCAGGTCAGGCCGACGCCCAGCGCGACGACCTCGAACGTCATGTAGGCATGCGCGAACTGCGACGCATCGGCCAGGATCATGGGCCCGGAAACCTCCCGGACCCCCGTCACCGGCCCGTTACCGGCGGCGACGAGTAGGTGGGCACGGACCAGCGACGCGAGGCCGTTGGTGCCGTTCATGAGGTCGTACTCGGTGGCCGCCCAGGCGTTGACGCCCAGCCGGACCACGTCCTGCACCGCATCAACCCGCGGCCCGCCGTCACGTCGCAGGGTCACCGTCCACTCTCGCAACGGTTCCGGCGTGTCCGTGCCGACGTAGATGCCGGAGAAGCCGCTCAGGCGCGTCCGCAGGTACCCGGTAGCCCAGGCGACGGCATCGGCTGATACGACCGCTTGAACGCCCATCAGGGGCGCCCAGCAGCGCCAGCGGCGCGAGCGAGGTTCCCCGTCTTCGCTTCGACCTCGGCGGCGTGGTCTGTGCCGGCCACGACGCGCATGCCGGCCCGGTCGGTGGTGTGCGGCTCGACGTGGATGGAGTCGCGGTACTCGCCAGACTGGACCGGGGCGGTCGCCTTCGCGGTCGCCGCGATGGGCTGCGCGATGGCTCGCATGGCTGCGCCCGTCGCGGCTGACTTCAGCATCTCCTCCATGCCACGGTGGTTGAGCTCGATGCGCGCCATCAGCCCTCCCGGATCTTCGCGTGGACAACAGTGCCCGGCGCCCATCCGGTGAGCGGCGACCGCCAGAAGAACGGACGACCAGCCACGTCACACGTCAGGCCGCGGACGACCACCCGGTCACCGGCGAGGACATCGACCGGGTTCGGGCCGTCGAAGTAGAGGGTGAAGTCCGAGTCGACCGGCGTGCGTCCCGGCTCGGTCGGCTCCACCGACCCGGAGTCCGCGACCGCGGCCCGCAGCGAGAGGGTGGCGGGCGTCCCCCAGTCCCGGCGCGTCGCCTCACCGGAGTACGGGTCCGCGACGAGCGTCGCCCGCAGCCGGCTCACCGGCTCACCGCGGCGGTAGCTCACGGCAGGACGGCCGGGTCCGGGCCGGCGATGCTGAGCGTGTAGACGCTCCCGGTCGCGCATAGGCTTTGCAGCTGCGTGATCTCCGACGGCCAGAACATGCCACGACGCTGCTGCCGGGTGTCATACACCTGACCGAACGGGCCGACCGCCTCCGACTGCAACGCACCCGAACCGGCGTCGTTCCAACGCAGGATCGCCCCGCGCAGGATCGCCCGCACCGCGTCGACCTTCGTGAACGCGACCCCGTTGATGCACGGGGCCACGACCGCGGCGATGGCTGTCGCGTCGTCGATCATCCCCTGCGCCCGACCCGGCTCGATGTCCGGAGCGAACACCTGCAGGTCGGAGACGGTCAGAAAGTTGATCACTGAGACGACGTCCTCTCGCCGAGCATCGGAACCGCCTGCCCGGTCAGCATCGGTGCCCACGCAGCCTTGACCGCTGCCGCGAGCGCCGGGTTAGGCGGCATCAGGGACAGCGTCGAGGTGCGACGGTCACCGTTGGCGATGGGCTGCCGGTAGGTCGTGCCGCGCCGCTTGGCGATGGCCGCCGTGATGAAGGTGCGGTTCACGGCGGCCATCGCGCTCAGCGACCCTCGGAGGCTTTGCGAGCCTTCGCCGCGCTGTCCTCGTCCGTCTCGGGGGTCGGCTTGTCGCTGGTGACCCCTTCGACGGTGTAGTGCTCAAGCGGGGTCGGGTCGGTGCGCGACCCGCGGAACCCCTGCTCGGTCTCGGCGTCGACCGTGGCCTGAACCTCGGCCTCGCCGCTGTCGCTCTTCTTGGCTGCCATGTTCGCTCCTTCAGCGGTTGTACTGCTTGCGGCGGGTCACGGCGTCGGCGTTCTCCGACGGGCCGCGGTGGTTGTCCGTCAGCACGAAGCTGACGTTCGACGCCGGCGGCGTCGCGTTGGCGGCGGTGACCGCGGTGCGGACGACGTAGGTCAAGCCACCGTCGGTGATCGTCTTGCCGACCGCGTATACCGTGAGCGTCGTGTAGGCCGCTGCGGCTGTCCCGTCGGCGCCGTTGCGGACCGTGTAGGAACTCCGGTCGGCCTCAGGTGACCAGCCGAGGAACCCGTTGGCCTGCTGTGGTGCGGCGGACTCCGACGCGAGGCCGGCGACCTGCGTCGGCGTGCCCATCAGACGGCCTGCTTCACGACGGCGAACGGGTAACGGGTGCCCGCGGCGGGGTTGTCGTAGTTCAGCGTGTTCGCCGTCTGGAAGGCGCACCGGAACACGACGCGCAGCGCGATCATGTCCTGCTGCGGCAGGTTGTACTGGATGACGCCGGCGCCGTCCTGGATGACACCCTCGGTCAGCACCTTGTAGGTGATGTCCTGACGAATCCCGAGGATGGCCTGGGAGAAGTCGCCGACCACAGCCTCAGCCGCGCCGACAGCCGTAGCGGGCCACAGGCCACGCATCGGGTACTTCACCGGGACGCCGTAGATCGAGTCCGGCGACACCTCGGAGAGCAGGTTGCCGTTCGCGTCGCGGGTGTTGCGGAGCAGCCCCCGGTAGGCCACGTTCGCAGCGATGCCGTCGACGGCGAACCCGTCACCCTCGACCTGTGCGAACGCGTCGGACAGGTAGCCGGCTAGACCGGCCTTGTCCGTCCGTGCCGTGCCGACCGACCGGTTTACGACGTTGCCCGCCGTGGTCGCGTCGGTCACAATCGCACCACCCCAGGCAGCCGGCTTGTTCGTGCCGAAGAACACCGCGGCGTCGAGAGCGCGGGAGATGCCGTCCTCGAGGAGTGGGCGGATGCTGCCCCACACGTCGAAGTTGGCGTCGTCAAAGACCGCCTCCGGGATCGGGACGATCGCGGCGAGCTCCTCCACGTTGAGGTACTTGTTCGACCAGTCGACCTGCGTGGTCTGCTTCAAACCGGTATCGCCGTTGACGAAGTACGCCGTCGGCAGCGCCGACAGGACCGGCATCCGCGTCTGGTTCGACGCCATCCGAACCTGCCGGAACAGGTTGAGCGCGGCGGACTGGTTCATGAGACCGCCGAGGATGTCGTTGCTGACGACCTCCGGGATCAGCGCCTGGGCGCTGGTGCGGCTGACAAGGTTGTTGAACGGCATGGTTGACCTCCTAGGTCAGTGATGTGCAGCGGGGCCAGCCATGCCGGACTGGTGCTGCGAGTTACGCCCGGCCGGCGGCCTGGCGCAGCGTCTTGTTGAAGTCCTGCCCTACGGGCGCCGTGTGGCGGGTGCCGAGGTCCAGGTCGATCCGTGGTGGGACGACGTTGGCGCCCTGGAACGTCTCGAGGAGCTCGGCGGCGTCAGCCTCCAGCTCCTCGCGGGTCACCCCGACGAGGCGCTTGGCCTGCGCGGTCGTGAGGCCCTTCTCGGACGCGACCTCCAGCCGCAGCGCCCGCGTCTCCAGTTCCGTCGCTCGCTTCTCAGCGGCGTCGGCCCGGTCGGCGAGCTTCTGCGACTCGGTCTTGTCGCGGTCCTCGAACTCCTTGAGCCTGGCCGCCAGAGCGTCGCGCTCCTTCGCCGCCTCGCGGGCGTTCTTGCGTTCCGCGTCCAGCGCCTTCTTACCCGCGTCGCCGAGGGCATCATCCGGAGCGGCCTTGGCAAGCTCCGTCTTGGGGTCCGTCTCCGGCGGTGCCGGGGTCGGGTTTGGGTCGTCAGCCATCGCGGCTTCTCCTTCGTGGTGCATCCGCCAGCCCTCGCGGCTGGGGGAAGTCTTCAGCGGTGGTAGACTGGTTTAGTGGTGCAGCCGCAGTTAGACACGACCGCGCCGCTGGCGTCGTACCAGCCCTCGGAAGTTCGGAGATTGAACACATGCCCCGCAAAGTCGACCCTGCGAAGATCGCTCACGGAGCGCATCTCTATGCCTCCGGCAAGACGTTCAAGGAGGCGGCGGCCGAGGTCTGCATGGACCCGGAGTCGTTGCGCTTGATCCTTCGTCGGGCCGGGGTCGTAGCGCGGCCACGGAGCACTCAGCCCGCGTGGAACCGAAAGCCCGTACCCAAAGACGTCGCGCGGCGCTACCTCGAAGGCCAGTCCGAGAAGGGCCTCGGCGCTGAGTACGGCGTCTCGCGGGCGGTCATCAAACGCTGGCTCGGCGAGCTCGGAGTAGAGCGTCGTGGGCCGTCCGAAGCCGCCGGGGTGTTCCTCGCACAGACCACCGCTGAGTACAGAGCGGCCAAGGCCGATGCCGCCCACGCGGCTACCCGTGGGGTCCAGATGAGCGAGGAGCACGCCGCCAAGATCGCGCTCGGCAGAGAGCGCAGCGGCTACGGGGGGCGAACCAGCCCAGGCGCCGATCGGTTGTCGGAGATGCTCACCGAAGCCGGAATAGAACACATCCGGGAGAAGGCCGTGGGGCGCTACAACCTGGACTTCGCCTTGAGCGCTCACCCCGTCGCCGTGGAAGTCCTCGGCGGCAACTGGCACAGCAGCAAATCCATCCACGCGGTACGTACTCCACGCATCCTCAATGCGGGTTGGAACATCCTGTTCGTTTGGGACACGACCAAGTACCGGCTCTGCCCCCGTGCGACGGACTACCTGATCGCCTGGGCGGAGCGCTTGCGGGTCAACCCACCCCAGGTCTGTGAGTACAGGGTGATTCGGGGTGATGGACAGCTCGCCGCCGTCGGCAAAGCCGATGACGATGAGTTCCCCCTCGTACCACCGTCGGTACGCGGCTTCAAACCGCGGGCCAGTCACTACCGTCCCCGCCAGGACGCAGTGGTCGTGTGACTGGAATCCGACGGTCGTCTTGCCATACGCCACGCCCCGTGAAGCCAAGAGTCGGCAGAAGTCGCAGCCGTGGCCGCCGAGGACACGCCGCCAGCCACGCGCGGCAGGGTCGGCCTTCACCGTTCGCACGATCGTGTCCCGGCCTGCGTCGAGCACCTGCCGGGCCATCGCACCGGACACCCGGACGAGCGCGCTCTTCATCGCGTCGACCTCGAGCGTCCCGGCGGCGGCGGCGGTCTTCAGCGGCACTACGGAAGTGACCCGCAGCGACGTCGCGAACTGGTCCACGTTCAGCGGCTCCGCGAACACCGTGTTCACCTCACCGGGAACGCCGGACGCCTGCCGGAACGCCCGCAGGTACTGGGACGCGAGCCCCGCAGACGTCTGCCGGTTCGCCGTCACTAGACGACCCACGGAGAGCGCGAAATCGGGGAAGGTCTCGTCGAGCCGAGCCCAGTCCAGCGCCGGCCACAGCCGCGCCATTTGCGCCACCGTCGCACGACGCAGGAGCAGCTGCTGAGCGCGGTGGACCTGCGTCAACTGATCGACGGTCACGGAAGCGGCGCCGCGCCAGCGGCCGTGAGGATCGCGGACAAGTTCGACGTGGCACGGCCCTCACGACGCCACGCGTCATCCCGGTCACGCTCCGTCTGCGACATTCCGAGGAACTTCTCCTGAGCCGTCTGCGGGGTGATAACCGGGTCCGCGCTGGACGTCAACTTAAGCGCCGCGTCAGCGGACTGCGCCATTGAACGGGTCTCCATCTCAGCCCACTTGGCCTCGATGTTGGCCGCGTTCGCTCGCGGGTCGCCCATCGACCTCAGCGCGAGCCGGATCGACCCCTCGAACGCCGGCTCGTAGCCCTTGACGCGGCGCTGGCACTTCAGGACGAGCCCGGAGATCAGAAGCGCGAGCGCGTCCCCGCCGAGGTTGCTGATGTTCGACAGGAAGTAAGTGATCGGGACGCGGGACAGGCGGCTGATGTGTGCCGCGATCTCCCGCGCCCACTCGATCGTCGGCCGTAGATCGGTCGCGGCGAAGTCGCCAAACTTGGCGTCCGCACCTTCCGCGACCCACAGTTTCGAGACGTGCGCCTCATACGGCGCTACCGGAGCCCCGGTCACCGGGTCACGCGGGACCTCGATGCCGGCCGCCCACTTCTGCCGGAACGAACCGAAGTCGTCGAGGGCCTGGAGGTTGAAGATCGTCTGGTTGAGCAGCCGCTGCGGGATGACGAGCGGGGCGACCTCGGAGCGGGTCGCCCCCGTCAGCCGGTTCCGCAGCTCGAAGAACGGGACCTCGCCGAACGGGTTAGCGATCACGCTCTGGTCGACCTGCCGCAGCATCCACTGCGAGTCGCCGCCGAACGGCGAGCGCTGGCGGACCATCTTCGCGACCACGCCCGGCAGGTACAGCGTCCCGAACGTGTCCCCGGTCCACTCGTCCGTGAACACCTTCAGCGCCGCAGCCCGCTCACCCTCAGGGGTGTACGCGAGGACCACCTGACGCGGGTCCTCATAGCTCAGCCGCGCCGGCCGGTCACCGTTGGGCGGGGTGACCGAGATGAACGACCGCGAGTAGACCAGTGCAGCGGTGATCGCCTCCTGGCTGCCCGCGTCGAAGTCCGACCGCTGCCAGATGTCGTCCCAAACGCCCTTGTCCGCGTCCGGCTCGTCCCCGATACGGATACCCTCGACGTTCATCCGCTCAGCGGTCGCCTCGACGGCCAACCCGGTCAGATTCGTCGTCGCCAACCCCGCCATCCGCCGAAACTTCTGCGACGTCTCAACCGACTCCGGCAACGCGTGAACATCGTCCACGAGATCCCGGTACAGATTCATCTCCGGGAGACGATTCGCGAGCTCGGTGTCGAGCCGCTTGAGCCACCACTTCGGGGTGCCCGGCTGGGGAGAGTCGAGCACGTCGGGGCCACCTCTCAGAACGCGTAGGACTTGGACGGCGGCTTACCGCCGGAGACGGCACCGAACCGGGCGAGCGCCGCGGCCACGAACGGTGCGATGTTGACGGATGGGTCTGAGCGGTCGAAGCCGAACCCGCCGGCCTTGCCGATCAGTCGCTTCTTGACGCCAGCAACCGCGTCGTCCATCTGCGGCTGGCCGGCGTGGGTCAGCACCCCAGCGAGGTAGTCGTCATAGAGCCCGCCGCACGCCTTCGCCATGTCCGCGCCCTCACCGGCGCTGGCGATGACGTGGACCTTCAAGCCCTCCAAGACCGGAATCAGCGGGGCGGCAGGACTGGCGGTGTCGATGACGACCGGGACCTTGCGCCCGGCGCGCTCCGCGATCCACGGGGCGGCAGAGTTGAGATCGGTGACCTGATCCAGCGCCAGGAGCTCGACGTGTCTAGCGCCCTCGGTCACCCAGCAGCCGGCCACAGCCAGCACCCGGCTGTGGCTCATGTCTACGGCCATACCGTTCGGCGACACGTCGTCGCCCGGCCCGGGGGCCACCCGGTCATCCCACGCTGGGAACAGCTTGGCGGCCGTGTCGGACAACGACCAGCGGCCTAGTCGCTCACGCGCGAACCCGTCATCAGAGAACCGCGCCCGCTCACCCTCAAGGACGTCCAACTGCAAGCGCCCACCGAGAGCAGGGTTGGTGACGAACCAGTTGGCCCGGTCGTCCAGGTCCACGTCGCCGTCGACCGACCACTCGTGCCACGCCAGACGGATCGAGTTGCCGCCCAGCGCGTCGTCTCTGGTGCGGGTGAACACCTCACCATTGGCGGCCGGCCCCGGTGGGGTGCCCGTGAAGATCCACTGGGGGTTGCCCTGCGGTGCGGCAGAAGTGGTCGGCATCAGCGCCTCAAGGGCGTCATCCGACAACTCCTGCGCCTCGTCCATCACCAGCACGTCGACGGTGAAGCCTCGGCCGGAACCCTTGGACCGTGCAACGAACTCGACCGAGCCACCGTTCGTGAGGACGATGGCCTCCTGGCCGTTGGTGCGGCGGATACCACCCTCAGCGACCATCGCGGCCAGCTCGGGGTACCTGCGCTCGTTCTCAAAGAACGCCGCGAGCCGGAGGAACGCCTTCCGGGCCGTCTTGACCTCGTGAGCGGTGTGAAGGAACTTCTCGCCCAGCGCGACCATGCCGTACAGCTCGCGCATCTCGATGACACCGTTCTTGCCGTTCTGGCGAGGAACCGCGAGACCGCACGTCAACGCCGACCACCGGTCGTCGGCACGTTGGGCGAGCCAGTCATCAAGGACCAGCTGCTGCCACTCGTCCGGCGTCAGGCCGTAGGAGGACGACAAGAACGCGGCGAGGTCACCGTCGGTCCGCCGACTTGGGGGCGCCACCCGAACGCGCGGCCGGCTTGCCCCGCCGCTCGCGGAGGTTCTTGAGCTCATCGAGGGGGGACGCCTTCCTCTCCGGCTCGACCTTGACGCCCTTCTCGACTCCAAGAGCCGACAGCATCTGCTTGAACGCCATCTGCTGCTGGCGCGCCTCGGCCATGACGTCCGCGAAGTCGACCTTGACGTTGACCGTCCGCTCGTCGCCTTCAGTGAAGTTCAAGCTCAACCGGAAGCTCAATAGGTTCAGGACGCCCTTGCCGTGGATGATCCGGTCCAACTCATCGAGCCGGTCTGCCGTCCTAGATGCCTCAAGCGCGAGATCGCCGGCAGGTGTTCCCGCCTTCTGCCCCAGCGACGCCCAGAGGGCCGCTCCGCGCTCGTGAAGCCCCTCTGGAGCGGTCATCGCGCCCCTCGTTTCAGGTCGGGGGGATATCGGCCCTATGCCGAGAGGTTGCCGCGGCGTTTACGCGGGGGTCCCTCCCCAGGTCCGCGTCGTCTGGAACGACTCGACCTTCGGCTTCGTCGGTCGCGTCCCGTTGCCGCGTCGCACGTTGCATCCTCGGTGGCTGAGCCGGCAGTTGCTGCGGTCGAAGGGTGAGCCTCCGAGGCTGACTGGGATGATCTCGTCGACTTCGGGTGAGCCTTCGAGGTAGGGCGGCAGTGTCTTGTCGACGGGCTGGTGGCACAGCCAGCAGTCGGACTCCTCGGCGAGGACCCGGCGTCTGACCTGGTCGCGTCGGTGTCCGTTGGCTCGTCGTGGGTTGCCCATGTCTTCCCGTTCCGGGTGCGCGACCGTGACCGGCTCGGTCGTGGTAAGCATCAGGCTCCACGGCCTACTCGGCGCCGGCGCTCATCACCGGTGTAGTGCCCGCACGTTGGCGCGGTCGATGGCATCCGGGCCGGGAGGCAGGCGGTCGTAGTCGAAGACGGGCTGCATGATCGAGTTGCGGTCGCTCGTGTTGTGACCCAGGCCGAGGCAGTGGCCGGTCTCGTGTTCCAGGACGGCGCGCTTCAGCGACGCGGACAGCGAGCCGAGGACCTGCGCGGTGCACGACCCGTCCGAGTACCGGAAGGCGCACCCGACGAAGCGCGAACTGCTGCCGCAGCCGGTCTGGTTCACCTGCTGGACGGTGATGCAACGGAATCCGCTGCACGCCTGGGTGACGAGGGTGACGTTGGTGTCCTTTGACCATGCCGCGTTGGACACGCCGATGGGTAGGTTGCCGGCGCGGGAGGCGTCGACCCGGAACACGGTCGTGGAGCGCGGTGGCGTGGGTGTCGTGGGTGTCGGCTTCGTCGGCGGTGCGGGGCGCTTGCGGTGCGTGACGGTGCGTGTCTGGACGGTGGTCTGGACGGTGGTGTTGCTGTTGCTGCTGCTGTTGCTCTGAGACACGGTGTTGTTCTGCGTGCTGCTGCTGGAGCTACTGCTGCTGCTGGAACTGGAGCTGCTGCTGCCCGAGGCTTGCATGGTAGCGCTGGCCTGTGTGGGCGCAGGGAAGATGAGGGCCAGGAGGATGGCGGCGAAGAAGGCGAGGGCGACGCGGAAGCGGATCACTTGGAGGTTCCTTCCCTCAGGCGTGGGCATGGGAAAGCCCCGGCCGTGTTGTGAACGGTCGGGGCTGAGTCTGTAGGGGTCCTCGACCTCGGCGGTGATGACGAGGTGGGATAGCAAGAGCCCCCGCCGTTGGGCATGGGGGCTCGCAATCCAGGACCATACCTGTGGATAACTCCGGGCGCAAGTCATCCGACACGGCGCGCCGTGTGCAGCTGCTTGGCCAGCCACGGCCACCGCGGGTAACGCCAGGCTGGGTTGGTGCCGACCCACGTGTCGACCTCCCGGGCGAACGGCTGGCACATGCCGTCGGGGTTCTCGCAGACGACGAGGAACTCGGCCAGGTTGGGGTGCTCGTTGGTGCCGATGTCGCGGATGCGGACGCGCATGGTCAGTTCGCCGGCGAGGCGTTTGGATGTGCGGCCCATGCAGAACGGGCAGACGGCGTTGAGTCGTTGCCCGTCGAACACTTCACCGAGTGCCATCAGGATCTCGTCGTGCATGAGGTCGGCTTTCTCGGTGATCGCCTCGAGCATGTCCTCGTCGTCTGCGCATGCCTGGGGCAGGAACTCGATGATCCGTTTCAGGTAGGGCCGTGGGCTCATCGCTGTGGAGATGGGCGGGGGTAGCGGTTGCTGGCCGGTGGTTTGCATGACGTGGTTGGCGAGGGTGTGGGCGTCGGTGAGGAGTTTGGTCATGAGGTCGAGGATGTCGATGTGTAGGGGTGGGATGGTTTTGCCGGGGGCTCGGTCGTCGGCGTCGGCGAGGTCGTCGCGTCGTTGCTGGTTCATTCGCTCGCGTCCGTTGTCGCTGAGGTGGGTGCCGGGGATGGCGGGTCGGGGTGTGCCTTTGATGCGTGCGGCGACGAGGTCGGGCCAGCGGTCGATGATCTTCTGCAACGTGGCAAGGGTGTGCTCGAGACTCACGAGGTCCTCGTCTTTCTGGTCGGGTGGTTCCTCGCTGTGGGTTGTGCCTGGGGAACCACCCGCGGTGGTTCCGGTGCCCGTAGGGAGAGGGCACCGGGAACCACCGCTCGGTGACACCCGGAAAGGAACCACTTAGGAACCACCGGGGAATCACCGCGACCTCTGTCAACGGACATCACGGCTCCTCCTCGAAGGAGCGGTCGAGGTAGTGGTGGGACGCCCGGTTGGGTCCCGGCTCGGTCCTGACGAAGCCCTCGAGGATCAGGGCGTTGACGGCGTCCGCGATCGACTGGTCCTTACCACGGACGGCCAGTTTGATCTCGTTGAGTGATGCGCCGGGTTGGGCGCTGAGGAGCCCGGAGACGCGCTTCATGAGGGTGGTGGGCCGGAAGTGCCCGTCCTCTCCGGTGTCCTGTCCAGGGGTGTCGAGCCAGCCGTAGAGGGCTCCGGCGGGGTCGGTGGCGTCGAGGTGCAGGTCGGCTGCGGTGACGCCGTTGGGGCCGACGTCGCCGTGCTTGTCCTTGTCGATGACGAGCTTGGCGTGGCCCTTCACGCCCTTGCCGAACGACTTGATCGTGAGCATCTTGTAGGCGACGCCGGTGATGCCGGCGAGCTTGTGCTGGCCGCCGATGGCGAACCGGCCGCGCTGGTCGCTGTTCTTGACGACGTGGTCGACCTGGAGGACGGCGGGCCCGAGGTCGGCGATGCGGCGGGGGACGAGGGCGAGCCACCGGGCGACGTCCTCGTTATCCATGAGGGACAGGCCGTGCATGGTCATCGCCTCGGTGATGCCGTCGATAACGGCGACGGTAGTGCCGGCGACGGCGCGGTCGAGGTGGGTGGTGGCGGCCAGGTCGAGGGCGACATCGGGTCGGACGTAGCGGAAGTGCTGGCGGATCTGGTCGGGTTTGACGCCGAGGGCGAGGAGGCGGGCGACCGCGGACTGGGCGCGGTCCTCGAAGTCGATGTAGGCCACGGGGCGCTCTTCGGCGAGCTCCTGGGCGCAGGCGATGAGGGCGTACCAGGACTTGCCTGAGCCGGGCTCTCCGGAGACGGAGTGGACGGCTGCGGGGTAGAGCAGGGCTTTGCCGTCGCGGCGTCTGCAGACGGTGGCGACGGGGCCTTGGTGGTTGCCGGTGAGGATGTCCTCGAGGTCGACGGGTGCCCAGCTGGACGCGGGGCCGCCTCCGTCGACGCCGGGGACGCCGCGGGGGATCTCCTCGAGGTAGGTGAGGGCGGCCTGATGGAGGGTGTGCTCGTCGTCGGCGGTCTTGTAGGCGAGGGCTTCGATGGCTTTGCCGGCGCTGATGAGGCGGCGGCGGGTGGCGAGGGCGGCGAGGGTGTGGGCGTGGTAGCCGGCGTTGCCGGGGGTGATGGCGTGGGTGGCGAGCTCGTGCAGGTAGGGCTGGCCGCCGATGCGGTTGAGGGTGCCGAGCTCACGTAGACGGGTGGTGACGGAGCCGATGTCGACGGGGTCGCCGCGGGCGTAGAGGTGGGTGATGGCGTGCAGGATGAGCTCGTGCCGGGGCTGGTGGAGGTCGGCGGGGGTGATGGCGGCGGTGACGTCGTCGATGTCGGTGCGCCAGGTGAGGCAGCCGGCGAGGACGATCCGCTCGAGGATGGCGTCGTTGGGCAGGGTTGGTTGCTCGTCGTCGGGTGGCTCGTCGACGAGGTGGATCGGGTGGGGGCGGTCGGTCACGCAGTGCTGTTCGCCAAGGTGGGCCAGCCGAGGGCTTTGCGGACGCCTTGAATGAGATCGCCGTAGGCGGCGACCAGGAGGGGTTCGTCGGCTCCGGTCATCAGCTTGTCGATGTCGTCGAGGGTGGCGCGGGCGAGCCGGTCCTGGCGGGCCTCCAGGTAGAGGCGAACGCCACGGGCGAGGGCGACGAGGGCGCGGGCGGACTCCTTGGGAACGCCCTCTGTGGCTTGGGTGGCGCGGGCCGCGCAGATGAGCCGATGTGTGGCGCCGTCGACCCCCACGCCCAACCGCAGGGCGCTCATCGGGGTGCCCGCTGGTGCGTGGTGTGGGAGTAGGCCAGCTCCGAGAGCTTGGCTGCGGCGGTCTCGTTCGTGCCGTCGACCCAGCGGCTGAGCCAGTAGTGGCCGAGGTCGGGATGCTGAGCCCAAACGGACCAGGCGGCACCTTTGTAGATGACGTCCTGGCCGAGGCGAACGTCTGCGGCCTTGGGGGCGAAGCCCGGTCGGGTGGGTTTCGTGGTTGGTCGGCGGCTCATGCTGTCTTCCTTTCGTCGGTGCGATGGCTGGTGCGGTGCTTGCCGGTCTGCTCGTTGGCGGGCAGACCGAGGTGTTGCCGGTCGCGTAGGACCGTGCGGGCGGGGTGGCCGAGCCGGTCGGCGATCTGCTGGTCGTTCAGGCCGGCGGCATGGAGGCGTTGCACGGCAAGCAGGCGTTCTGCGCGGGTCAGCGCGACGGTGTGGTCACCGGCGGCGCGGCGTTCGACCGCGACCTCGTCGACGTCGAGCTCGGCCGGGTCGGACAGGTCATGCTGCGGCCGGGCGTGCGGGTCGTCCAGGTCGTCCCAGGCCATGGGGACGGCGTATCCCCGGCGTGCTACCTGGGCCTTGACGCGCAGGCTGGTGCCGGGCTTGTCCCACAGGGCGGTGTAGGCGACGGCGACCCGGTCGTGGTTGAGGCGGGAGATCCATTGGCCGGGATGCTTGGCGACGTTGTGGATGATCGCGGCGGTGACTCCGGGGCCGGCGTGTGCGGCGATGACCGTGCTGGTGTGGCCGATGGCTTGTAGGGCTTGGATGCGGCGGCGGGCGCCGATGGCGGGGACGAAGTCCTCGTGGCCGTCGCGGTCGAGGATGTGGGCGGGGGTGACGGCGAGGAGGGCGGCGGCGGTCTCCCGGCGCAGGTGGGCCTGGCCGGCGAGGAGGCGGGTGATGACGGTGGGGGTGATGCCGGCCTTTTGTGCGACGGCGCGGCGGGAGGCGCCCGCGTCCAGGAGTGTCTGGGCGTGGGTTCTGGCGGGGGCGGCGTCGACGTAGCGGTGGATGCCGCGGTCGTGGTCGACGCGCCACTTCTTGGCCCAGCGGGGGTCGTAGGTGCTCATGGCGTGATGGCCACCCTCACGGGCGTGGGGCAGGGCTCGAGGTCATTGCTGATGACCACCTGCGGCGCGCACGGATGGTGATGAGCTTGATGTGCGCGCCGGGCGCGGTGGCGTCGTCGCAGTAGATCTTGATCGCGTTGACGGAGACGATGAGCGAGTCGTCCGCGATGGCACCGGAGGCGGTCAGGGCGTCGTAACTCGATCTCAGGAGTTTGTCGATATCCCCGGCGCCGCGTGAGGTGATGTAGGCGGGCGCGTCGTCGCGTAGGAGGTGGGCGTTGCGGCCGGTGCGGTAGTGCGACTTGGGTCGGGGGAAGCGGAAGTAGAGCGTGGCGTGGACGGGCCCGGTGGCGCGCTCCCACGTGTCGGAGGCGATGAGGGCGGCTTCTGCGGCGGCCTTGACGTCGGAGCGCCACGGCTTGACCTTGGCACTGGATTCGACCATCACGCCGTGACCCACATGACGTTTCGATCCCTGAGCGCCTGGTATGCCGTTGACGTTGAACGCGAGTGTGGTCACGACGCCCGCCTGTTCCATGCGTCGAGGTCGGCGTACAGCGCTTCGACGGCAAGGTGGTCGTAAACCTCGGTGGACGTGTACTTCTGCGGTTCGTCGCAAATGAGACAGGACCACGCGGCGTCTGCAGGGGTGCCGTCGCAGGACGCCTCGCATCCGGGCTCGATGCGGTCGCCGGCAGCGGCGGCCCGGCAGAGCAGCCACGCGAGGGCGAACGCGGCGCAGGCGAGTCCGCCGAGGACGAGGACGATGGTGCGGGCGGGGCCGTCGATCAGGGACGCGTCGGCGCGGGCCGTCATGACTCCACCACCTTGCGGACGTTCGGGTAGATGCCCATGTACCGCTCGACCCAGCACGTCAGGTTCTGGCCGACAGCCACCGGGTCCATGTCGTCCCAAGGCAATCCGTAGAGGTCGCTCGGCCAGTCCCCAGGGGAGAGCCCGGAGGAGTCGTAGCAGGCCCGCACATAGCAGTCGATGACGTCACGCATCGTCAGACCCGTCACGAGGGTTCGGCCGCGCTCGCCGTGGTCGGTGTGCGGCTGCCCGTCGTATGAGCGGTCGCGGTCAAGGTGTGCGGCCAGGCTCGACGGCGCGGACCGATCAATCTCAATCTGAATCTCGTCCCACATGTCGCTCATCGCTGGGCCTCGATCCACGCGAGGGCGAGCAGACCCAGGCCCACCACGGTGTCGTAGTCGGCGGTCATGACGCTTTCCTTTGGCAGTCGCAGCTGGTCAGGTGGCAGGTCGGGCACACGCGCGGGCCGTAGCGCTCAGCCGGCAGCGGCCGTGGGTCACTCGGTTGCCAGGACTCCCGCTCGCAGTCGACGTGGACGACGTCGTCGTCCTCGTACCGGAGCCACGCGCCTCGCTCGAACTGTTGGTCGCATTCGGCGCACTTGCCCGGGTAACGCGCGACGAAGTTGCTCATGACGTCACCGACTCAGGCCACTGAATGAGGCGGGCGAGGTCTCGCGCCGCACTCCCGATCGAAGTGCAGGTCTCGTACGAGCCCATGTCGCGGAAGTCGGCCAGCGCCTCTTCAAGCAGGTCGGCCAGTGCGAGGCCGACACCGGGGTGCATGGTGGCGATCCACTCCGCGTCGGCGTCACCCATGAGGCCGTACTCGTCGGTGTCGTTGACGACGTTGGGGTAGTAGCCGTCGGCGTCTTGGGCCTTGGAGTAGATGCCGTGGTCCCAGCCCAGTCGGTCGGGGAGGCGGTGGATGTGGGCCTGGGCCTGCATCATCATCTGCCCGTTGATGTCCATGCGGCGAACCTCCGCCTTGCCCCAAGAGGGTTGGCAGGGGCAGAACCTGGCACCTTGGATGTGCCAGTGATCGCCGCGTTCCCACGGCCTCGGCGTCGCTGCACGTGCCCGCTCGCGCAGCGTCTGCGCGGCCCGGCGCAGCTCGTCGGCGCTCATGACGCACCCCGCGCCTGGACGGCGAGGTCCCCGATGACCGCAGCCGCGTCCTCCAGGACGCCGGCCACCTCGTGGGGCAGCCAGCCGCACGCGAGCTGTTCGAGACCCTCGTCGACGGCAGCGGTCATCCGATCCTCGATCTGCCGGAGGACGTAGGCGCTCATGCCGGGACCGCCATGCCCTTGAGCTCGGCGAGGAACTGCTCCAGTTCGGCCACGGTCGCCTCGGCCACGTCGTGCTCGAACGCCCGGGTGAACGCCTCCCGGACCGCTGCGTCAGTCAGGTCCTGCCGGCCCGCTTCCGTCGTGACGAGGAACCACAGGTCGTCCACGCCCTGGGCGGCCGAGGTGGCCGGAGCGGACCCGGGGTCGGACTTCGGGGCGACCTCAATCGCCCTGCCCTTGATGGCGTCGGCGAGCTCGGGCGTCAGTGCGCCCGCTTCGCCCGCCTGCTTCCACAGCGCCCGGCACTCGTCGGGAGTCGTGGCGTCCTGGAGCAGCCCGACCCAGTCCGTCGCGGAGGCGGCGGCGATAGCGTTCGCCGGGGCAGACGAGGCGATCGCAGCGGGTGACGTCGTGCCCGACACGATCGCAGCCAGACGTGCGGGGGAGACCTCGAGGTCGAGGCCCGGGACGACGAACTTGGACGTCTTGCCGTCCTTGATCTGGACGCGCTCCCGCAACACAAGATTGGCGGGCACGAGGTCACCCACCTGTTGCGCCAGCTCCACCAAGCCGGGGAGCTCTGCCGCGCTGTTCCAGCCATGCGACTCGCACTTCCACACCCCGATGACGTCGAGCTCGCGGAGCATCACCGACAGGCGGGTCGTGGGCTTGCAGCGGCGGTCGCCGGGTTCGCTTTCGCAGATGCACGGCCCGTCGGAGATCATCTCCCGCTCGCCGTCGCAGCGACGCTGGCAGCCGCCGCCGGACCAGGTCTCCATCCACTGCGAAAGTCCACCCCGGACGACAATCACGGGCAGGCTGGTCGCTTCGGTGTAGACCTCCCACTCGGCCTTTCCGCTGTTGTCCCAGGGGCGCGCTTCGCCACCGTAGCGAGCGGCAAGAGACTCGACGAGTCGCTGGTTCGGCGAGGTGATCCGGAACCGGGTCAACTTCTGCGGCTGACCCTTCGAACCCTTGTCGCCCAACCGGATTGCGCCTAACTGAGCGTGACGTCTCTGGAGGACGAGCGGACTAATGGGTGACATGCTCTAGTGCCTTTCTGGTCGGCGAGTCGAATGAAGTAGTGAGAGGGGTCGAGGCCATCACGCCACCACCTTCGGGCTGCGCGTCTGCTTCGGCCTGCTCACGCCAGCCGGGGTGACGGGGCGGTACTCCCCGCCGTTGATGTCCTTGCCGGTCGAGTGCGACCACTTCGCGACTGCGACGACCGCCCGCCAGGCTTTGCGCTCCGCGTCGGTGAAGGGCAGCGGGATCAGGGCGTAGGTGGAGCGCCGCAGGTTCAGCACCGCGCACGCACTGACGCGCGGCATCGGCTCGATCGACCCGTCCGGCATCCACGCCTCACGCATGTCCCGCAGCGCAGCCAGCTGGAGCGCGTACTCGCCGTAGACGGACGTGCTCGGCCGGGTGGCCGAGGTCTTCAGATCGATCAGGAACGCGTGCCGCTCCCCGTCCGGCAGCTGGTACACCTGCACACCCGTGGAGGTCGCCTCGACCCCGACGGGGAGCTCGGCGATCAGGTCGAGGGTGCCGGCGACCCCCAGGTGTGGGTCGGCGACGGTCATCTCCGCAGCCACCATGTGCCTGGTCAGGTCGACGTCGAAGTCGGCGAGGAACTTCACGTACTGGTCCACGTACGGGGCGCACTCGTCGTCGCCGTCCTGCCACGCGACCTGCTGGCCGGTAGCGTGCGCCTCGGCGAGGGCGTGGATGCGGGAGCCGAGGTTCGCGGCCTTGTCCCGGGACACGCCGACCTGACCCTTGAGGTCCTTCAGCAGGCCGTCGCGGTCGGTGCGGGACCGTGCGACGACCTGCGGCAGGTGGTCGAGGGTGTGCTCGGCGACGATCTTCGCGGCCCATGGAACGAGCGCCGGCTTCGCCATCGCCACTGACAGGGCGTTGGTGACGGAGATCAGGCCGGGCTCTCCCTGCCTCGGGTGTCCCTGGGGGTACCGGTAGTAGCGGCCTCGACTTGTGTTCTCTGCCAAACGGGGCGATGTCATGACGCACGACCCCGCTTATTCGCGGCCTGCATATCCGGGCTTGCCCAACGACAGTTGTCAGGCGAGTAGGGACCGTCGTTGTCGATCCGGTCGATGGACCAGTAGCGACGCGCCCCTTTGGGCGTCGCGGGCCGAGGCCCTATGTCGTGCAGGAAGTTCTGGAAACCTTGCGGGCCACGCCACCGAGCGCAGACGGTGATGCCGCGTCCGCCGTAGTAGTGATAGGTCGGGGATTTGGGGTTGCGGCATCGGGTGTTCATGGTGCGCCAGACGCCGTACAGCGGGTGCTCCGATCCGCGCCCGGCATATCCATGCGTGGTGTTGCGAGCAATAGTCACGTCACGAAGAAAGCACCCGCAGGACTGGGTTTTACCGCTCCGCAGTTGGGACCCGTCCGCGATGGTGACCTCGCCGCAATCACAACTACATTGCCACCTGACGTGGCGAATGGTGCCGGAGGGGGAGACGTATGACTCACCCTCGCCTTCCACGAGAAGTCGGCCGAAGCGTCGGCCAGTCAGGTCTTGGAACAGTGACCGCCGGACACCCTCGGTGCGAGCGCATCCGCAGGAGGTCGTATGACCGCTGCGCATATCCTGTCCTCGGACATCGCGAACGGCTCCGCACTCACACTGGCACTGCCAGGTGATGGTACGTCGGCCCTTTGGCGTCATCCGATCTTCGCCCCGACTGAGGACGAGCAGACGCCCGTATTGATCGCCCGGCGCAATGTTAAGAGCCGTGCTCTCGGCGTGGCGTGGGGATGTCATCGGAACCTCACCGGCGAGCGGTTCTCGGCGTCGGCCTGGCACGAGTCGCAGCGGTCGCCAACGGTGGCGTAGTTCGGGCAGTCCTCGGTTCGGCACCGGTCCGGCTCGTCCTTGGCGTCCCACAGCTGCCCGGACAGGTCCTGCGCGCCCTGGGGTGTGATGGCCTGGGTGAGGGCCTGGCGGACGCTGGACAGGGCGAGGACGTCGGCCAGGACGGCGGTGTACTCGACGCTGGTCGGTGGTAGGTGGGAGAGGACGACGAGCCAGTGGGCGTGGCCGCGCAGGGCGTGGGCCAGGTCGCCGATGAGGCTGGACGCGATCGGGTTGAGGTCGAGCTCGACGGACCAGGTGGCGCCGTCGACGACCTGTTCGGCCTTCGGAGCGACGGCGTTCGTCATGCCGCCGGGGGTCGCGTGCAGGGTCATGACGCCAGCTCCCGCGACCATGCGCGGAAGTCGGGGTCGTCCAACACCTGGTCGTACGGCTCGTCCCGGTCGAGGGGTCGCAGCCCGACCAGCTCAGCGCGGGCGTCCCAGTCGATCGGTGCGCCGGTGACGTCCTCGAGTTGGGCGTCCAATCGGCGGCCGATACCCCGCCAGATGTGACGTACGAGGGCGGCGACCGCGAGGAGGAGGATCACCCAGGCCAGGTTCGGGTCGATCTGGGACCCGGTGTTCGCGACGGCGGTCATGACGTGGCCTCACGATTGGCGATCTCCAGCAACACGTCCGCGTGACAGGGCTGGTGGAGCGGGCACCAGCAGGCGAGGTCCTTGCCCCTCAGTGCAGAGCGCAGGTCGGCAGGGTCGATCTCTCCTGCCCGAATCGTCTTGCCGAGTGCGGTGCTGAACAGATACACGGCCTCCCCTGCTGCGGCGACTCTGCTCTTGGTCCACCGGAACTGGAATGTGGGAGCCTCGCGAATGACGCCGCGGAGCAGCACGACATGCCCACCCTTGGTGCGTTCGACGACGAACGGGTTCCCCCACCGTGTCGGCCGCCCGACGTAGACGGCGCCCTCGGGCATCCGCCAGCCTCTGGTCCGTCTGCGCTGGATCCGCTTCGGGGCGCTCATGCCGGGACCTCCGCTCGGCAGACGATGACGCGGATACCGGCTCGTTCTGCCCGCCTGAGGCAATCCCACGTGCCGCGCGACTCAGGGAGTGGAAACGCAAGGCACGTGTCGGCCCCGGCGTCCACCATCTCTTGGTTCCGCCGTGGACCGGCCGCCTTCCCGTGGGCGTCCCAGTCGGCCGGGTGTGCCTCGACGTCCCATCCCATCGCGGTGGCTACCTCGGCAGCGATGGTGTCAGCGCCGGGGGCTGCCCCATGCACTAGGACGGCGGATGGTTCGTCGCCCACTGATCGGAGACCGCGCTCGATGGCGTCACGGTCCGACCAGTGACGCGAACCGGTGACCAGAACTCGATACGGGTGGCTCATCCCGCTCCCCCCTCGCATCCGTAGCCGCTGGTCTCAGCGCGGGCGTCCCAGTCGATCGGTGCGCCGGTGACGTCCTCGAGTTGGGCGTCCAATCGGCGGCCGATACCCCGCCAGATGTGACGTACGAGGGCGGCGACCGCGAGGAGGAGGATCACCCAGGCCAGGTTCGGGTCGATCTGGGACCCGGTGTCCGCGATGGCGGGGAGGGCGCTCATGACGTTCATGACGCCACTTGCTCACCGTGCAGGTCGACCTCATGCAGCACGACACACGACTGCGACTTGCACTTGTCGTCCAGCGGCATCAGCGCCGCGGCGTCGACCTCACACGCGAGGAACCGCGGCTCGCCGGAGCCGTTGAAGTAGATCCGCGCGTGCGACGGCGTGATCCCGAAATGCAGACCTTGACCACAGGATCGGGTCGGCTCCCAATCGGGTGCGGTGACGGCACTGCCGATGGTGTAGGCGGTGACCCTGTATTCGTGGCCGGCGTTCAGGTCGGCGTCAACCGCCTTGTATACCATGGTCTTTCCTTCGGCGGTCTTCTTGATGCCGTGGTAGTCGGCCCACTGCGCGGGGTCGGCCAGGTCGAGAACGGTCAGGTCGATGACGACGCCGCCCTCGAGGCTCACGCGCTGGGAGTGCAGGTGGACGGCGACGTATGGTCCGGCCTCGACGCGGCTGGAGTCCCGCGCCACGACGCTGCTGGAGCCCCACGCCTCGACGCTGCTGGAGTCCCGCGCCTCGACGCGGCTGGAGCCCCGCGCCACGACGCTGCTGGAGCCCCACGCCACGACGCTGCTG